AACTTGAACATTAAGAATCCCAGCCCCAAGGCTGAAGAGATCGGTCGTCAGCAACTCGGCGACATCATGCGCGCTATTGGTTTGGCTCGTGTTGACAACACAGATCAACTTATCGGTAAGAGCTTGTCAATCAAGCTTGAAGTGAAGTTAAGCGAGCAACATGGGGATGGCAATGAGGTGAAGGGCTTCAAGGCAGTGGCTGGTGGGGCTATGCCAGCTTCAACATCTGCCGCCGCGCCAGCTTCTGCGAAGGCTGCACCTCCTTGGGCTAAGAAGTAAGCAAAGATTAAGGGGCGCGGCTTGGCGAACCAAGACGGCAACCATACGGCCAGATACCGTTTTTGAAGAATGATTGTGGCGACCACTTCGGGTGGTCACGAAAGGGTCAAAGTAACCCCACCACATGACAGCAACAAAGCTGCGGTAGCAATGCTGGCAAGTTGGTAATCAATCCAACCGCCCCACCCAAAAAAAAGCCCCTCACACGAGGAGCTAAGGCAACCACAAGGAGACCGAAGCCATTATATGCAAATACCTGAGCTTGACCAGATACAGCAGCTAATTGACCAACATCACGAAGAACAACAAGAGCCGCCCCGGCCCCATCTGGGTGCCTCAATGCTTGGCCATCCATGTGATCGGTGGCTGTGGCTGTCGTTCCGTTGGGCCGTAGTTGAGAAGTTTTCAGGCCGCATGTTGCGGCTTTTCCGTAGGGGCCAAAATGAAGAACAGCAAATTATCAATGATCTTCGGGCTATTGGCCTTGATGTTCGGACTCCCTCATCGGGTCAGAGCCGGGTTGACTTTGGGTGCCATGTCAGTGGGTCTATTGATGCTCGGATTGAGGCGGGCGTACCGGGCGCTGTCAAGACGCATCACGTTGCTGAGTTCAAAACGCACTCCCTGAAGTCGTTCAACGAAGTAAAAGCGAAGGGTGTTAAAGAGGCCAAGCCGATGCACTGGGCTCAGATGCAGCTATACATGCTTGGCACTGAGCTGAACCGTGCGCTGTATGTAGCAGTCTGCAAGGATGACGATCGTATCTATACAGAGCGAGTGCGCCTGGATCTGCCAGCAGCGCAGAAGCTGGTGGAGCGTGGTCATAGGATTACCCAGTCGGATCGGATGCCAGAGCCGATCAGCACCAATCCGACTTGGTACGAGTGCAAATTCTGCCCTGCGCATGAGTTTTGCCACAAGTCAAAACTTACGAAGGAAGTGAACTGCCGCACTTGTGCCCATGCCTCTGCTCTGCCCGATTCAACGTGGCATTGTGCCCGGTGGGATGACTTGATTCCTGTTGAGGCACAGCGTGAAGGATGTGAGAGCCATGTTCTGCACCCTGACATGGTGCCTTGGGAGCGCAGGGAGAGCGCCAGTGAGTGGCAAGCCGTCTACATAGTCAAAGGCAAGCCAATTGCCAATGGTGCGCCAGGGGATGGCGTGTACTCCAGCAAGGAGCTGCTGGCCAATGCCGATGCCTGTGGAAATGCTGAGGTGGATGAGATTCGGGCTCAGTGGTCTACTGCGAGGGTGACGGGATGATGCTCCGTGACTACCAACAGCGCACCGTTGAGCAACTTTACGCTTGGTTTGAGGCAGGCAACGAAGGCAATCCGTGCATTGTTTTGCCGACTGGATCTGGCAAAAGCCATATCGTCGCTGCGCTGTGCAAAGATGCTTTGCAGCAGTGGCCGGAGACCCGGGTTCTGATGCTTACTCACGTCAAGGAGCTGATTGAGCAAAACGCGGAGAAAATGAGACTCCATTGGCCGGGTGCGCCAATGGGTATTTATAGCGCAAGCATCGGCAAAAAGCAACTCGGCGAGCCCATTACTTTCGCCGGGATTCAGTCAGTACGCACCAAGTCGAAGCTGCTGGGGCACATCGACCTGGTGATTATTGATGAATGCCACTTAGTGAATCATAAAGAAGAGGGAGGCTATAGGGCTCTGCTGGCCGAGCTGCATGAGATCAACCCGGCAATGCGGGTTGTGGGCCTTACAGCCACGCCCTACCGTCTAGGGCATGGCCTTATCACTGACAAACCCGCCTTGTTTGATGATCTGATTGAGCCGGTCAGCATCGAGGAGCTGATCCGCAAAGGCCACCTGTCGAAATTACGCTCCAAAATCACCACGTCGCAGCTAGATGTTGCTGGCGTACACAAGAGAGGGGGCGAGTACATTGAGTCAGAGCTGCAAGCCGCGGTTAATACTGATGCCAACAACGTTGCCGCCGTCCAAGAGGTATTGCGTTTGGCTGGCGATCGTAAGGCGTGGTTGTTCTTCTGTGCTGGTGTGAAACACGCCGAGGCTGTGGCTGATGAACTCAATGCAAACGGCATCGTTGCGGAGTGTGTGACAGGGGATACGCCGAAAGCGGAGCGTGAAAGGCTACTCAGGCTCTACAAAGCAGGCCATATCAAAGCATTGACAAACGCAAATGTACTTACGACAGGCTTTGATTATCCGGACATTGATCTAATCGCAATGCTGCGCCCGACTATGAGCGCCAGTCTCTACGTTCAGATGGCGGGCCGAGGTCTTCGCCCAAAAAGCCACACCGATCATTGCCTAGTACTGGACTTTGCCGGGGTAGTCAGTACGCATGGCCCCATCACAAACGTGCAGCCACCGAAGAAAGCCGGTTCAGGCAATGGTGAACCGCCAGTCAAGATCTGTGATGTATGCAACGAGCTGTGCGCTATCTCAGCTCAAAAGTGCCCGGCCTGCGGGAATCCATTCCCTGCGCCAGTTAAGAAAGACCTGACATTGCACCTGGACGACATCATGGGGGTGCAGGGGCTGGAGATGAATGTACGGGCTTGGGCATGGCGCAAGCATACGAGCAAGGCCAGCGGTAAGGAAATGCTGGCTGTGACGTACTACGGAGGCTTGAGCGAGCCAACGGTGACTGAGTATCTGCCAGTCATGCACGAGGGCTACGCAGGCCAGAAAGCCGCCATGCTGTTTGTCACGATGGCGAAGAGTGCTGGGGTGGATAGCAAGCCGGTGGGCTTGGATGAGGCAGTGTCATCGATGCGGGATTCCCAACCGCCTCGGCTGATTGAGTACAAGCGGGAAGGCAAGTTCTTCAAAATACTACGGAGAGAATGGCATGAGACCGAAAGCGCCCCAGTTTCTTATTGATTGGCAGCATTACTTAGAGAAAAAGCGTGGCGGACCGCCCAAATGTTGCCATAGCTGCGATTACTACGACGAGAACGGCAAGTGTGAGAAGTTTGACGCAGAGCCGCCGGTTGAGTTCTTGGGCACCGAGAACGCCTGCGATGTATGGTTGGAGGTGATTCCATTTTGAACAAAAAAGAGCAGCTCCAATTTGAGCGCATGTCTCGATTGTTAGAGGCCGAACGACAACGAGCAGAGCAAGCTTGGGAAGGCTACCGATCTACTCTTTATCAACTTGTGGATCTCCAGATGAAAATGGAGCGCATACAGAAAGCAATCAATGGCGAAGAATGACACCCCAACAGAACACTTTGAGCAGCGCGAGCTTGTGAAATGGTTCAGGCAGACATATCACGGGGTTCGTATCCTTGCTATTCCCAACGGTGGCGCCAGAAGCATTTCAACAGCCGCTAGGCTAAAGGCTGAGGGCGTATGTTCAGGGGTGCCCGATCTGTTCATCCCAGCCTGGAAGACTTGGATTGAGATGAAGCGCCAAAAAGGTGGGACAGTCAGCCAAGAGCAAAAAGATTGGGCTTTATATCTACAGGGCATGGGTCACAAGGTTTTTATATGCAAAGGCGCAGAAGACGCAAAAAATCAAATCAGAGGTGTAAACAATGAGGAAACATAGGCAAGGTCGATCTACTTACTCACACTGGGACGCTCTGTTGGCCAGCGCAACAGATCCAATCTCAGCCGAGAAGCAGCAATGGCAACTATTGAAGATGTACGAAGGTTTGCGGTCATTGGAGCAAGATGAGAATCCAACATTTCAAGACTGGATTGCTTGCTCAGATGCTGTGAACATGATGGAGACGCTGACAGAACTCGGTGTTTGTCAAGATAGCTCCGGGTTGTTGGAAGATGCCATAGAGGCTTTGGCCTCTGCTGGTGATCGATATAAAACGCACAAAGTGCTGAGGCTCACAGGTTACGGAATTGCATCAATTCGTGCTGTTCTGGAAGACTACTCCGAGGCTCTCAAGGTGCTGCCAGCTCGAACGATGCTTCACTGCCACCGAATCACAGAAGCCCGGATTCGTGACTTGTTAGACGGCAAAGGCAAAGAACACGACGTTCTTTTTCAACCTTTGCAACAAACTTCTTGACGGCTGCAAAGGATTGCCTTACAGTACACACATCGCAACACAGACACCCGGAGCCCCAAATGATCTGTTTCAATGACGCTGAACTCAATGCCCACTACTCCAAGGAGGAAGAAATGGACCGTCGCCATGAAATCGCCAAAGATGAACTAAATGGCGAGTCACTTGAGCCGTATGCTGATAACTTGATTGAGTATTGCCAAGATTACGAGAATGGAAAAATGACTCTTGAAGAACTTGGGCTTGAGTTGTTACGCGCTCGTAACTCCGCTGTAGAGGCCGCCGTGGAGAAGATGGAATGAAAGAAATCATGTCAGGTATGGATTCATCTGACGTGAGGGAAATCAGGGCATGCAGAATTGATGCCCTGATTGAGTTGCTCTTGGACATCAGCCAAGAGACAAACAACCTTAGTCAAAACGCCGGGCTCTGGGTACATGCTCAGAAGTTTTTTGACGAAGCCCAAGAATGTGATGAAGTTTTGGACACAATCAAATGAAAAGACGACCGATTGCAAAAGAGATGGTTGAAGCTTTGATGAACTTTGGGCCTATGACTTGCTTGGAGTTGTGCAGGCACATAGGAGTAGAAAAAGACAAATCAGGATCAATTATTTCCCGTTTAATGAAGAAGTCCCCAAAAAGAAGAAAAAGAATTCACATCTGCGGCTGGACAGAGGACTCAGAGGGAACTAGGCGGTACATCAGGCCAATTTACAATGTTGGCGCTGGTATTGACAAACCAAAACCGCTGATGTGTGTACGAAGAAAAGAAAATCGCGCACGTTACACGCAAAGCAAGCTGATGCGGGTCAGCAGCATTTGGGATTTGGCCAAGACAGTCAAAGAAAGATTAGCAGCATGAAAGAAGTGACATGGCGGGGTCTTCAGAAGATCTTGTCCGACCTGGATGAAAAGACGGTTCTTAAGATGCTGGAAGACGAATGCAAAGCGGAGTTTCCCAGACTTTCAATCGTCTGGAGGCTTCACCAGCGCTACACAATGCTGCGGATGAACCGGGAACGTGAAGAAATTGTGAAGGCAATCAAATGAATATTGACGAAACTCTAAACGAACGTGGCGCTAGATATGGAGAATTTGCGGGCCATGCTCAGGTAAGCCAACGGCTCAAACAAATGGCAAGATTTGAGTTGTCCTACAGAGACAAAAGGCTGTCAGAAGATCAACTTGAGGCCCTGGATATGATCTTTCACAAGATCGCCAGGATCATTAACGGAGACCCAGATTACGCGGATTCCTGGGTTGACATTGCAGGCTATGCAACATTGGTAGCCAACCGATTAGAGGCTAAAAAATGACCGAGCGGAGAAAGTATGGCAGACGCAAAGAAGACGGAGGATGTTTCAATCTTCCGACTTCTGTCCTAGTGATTTTGGTTGTGATGGCCACCCTAATGGTGGTCAATTTGGTTTCTACTTAGTAACGCCCTGGATCTTTTCGGCTGTGCGGTATGCTCCCAAGCCGAGCATGCCGAAAAGCAGAGGCATCATTGTTCCAAGGTCCATCTGCGGGAACTTGACAGGATGCCCCGCAATGTTTGTTATCCATTCCCCGAGTGGTCCGATAACAAACTGAACGGCAAAGCCAGAACCGCAAACCCAGCCAATGAATGGCCGCCATCCTGCAACGAACAAATGCGGATTGGCGGCTTCTGCTTTGTTGATGTCCATTTGGCCGACGATCTGAGCCAGCTCCCCACTTTGCTGAATCTTAATAAGCTCAAGCCGCGCCGCTGATGCCTGAATCGGGTCTGCCCAAACCCGGTCAATGACTTTGCCGCCGATCTCAAGCAATGCAGAAATAGGATCGAGTGCCATTTAAGACTCCAGTAGGTTGGAAGCAATGCGCCGTGCCCAGCCCTTGCCGAAGGTAGGCCACACGTTGAGGTCAGTCATAAACATCAATCGAGAACCGTTAAACCGAGCCACAAGGCGCGGGCCAGGCATGGACTGGACTGCTTGAAGTGTCTTGGGGCCAAGTATGCCATCCTCAAATTGGCCAACAGCTTTCTGCAATGTCTTGATGGCCGTTTTTACGCCTGAATTCACAGCCATGTCAAACAGATCAAACTTGATCGCATCCGGCACCGTATCGCAACCTGCTGGACCCCAGTAGTCTTGGTGGTAAATCCGTTTTGCACGGTCTAGGCTAAGGTTAATGATGTCCTCGCCAGGGTAGGCACGTTTGCTGATGCCGTACTTTGTCAGGCCGCCCCCATCGTTGGGATTGTTTGATACGCCACCTTCATGGCCGATTAGCCTAACAAAAGCAGCATCAAAGTTCATGTTTTGTCTACCTTGTGTTCCAGCTTGTCAAAGATCTTGGTCAGCATACCTTTGATCTCTGAAACGTCTTCCTTGTAGTCCGTCTTGGCTACATAGGTGTGAGGCATGGCTCGCACGTCTTTGTCCAGCTTCTCAATAGACCGGTAAATGTTGTTCAATGTCCAACCACCAAAGAACCCCGCGGTGGAGACTGCGATATTGAATAAAACTTGAGTGTCCATTTACATCCTCACTGCTGGCCGGGTTGATTGTTTTGACGAAGGGCGTTTAACATAATTTGCTGCAATGGTATCGCGTTGCGAGCCATAGGTGCCATTGCGTTTGCCAC